AGTGTACTGGTGCGCTTATACCATGGCGTTGAATATCAGGTGGCAGTGCTTGATGACGGCTATCAATACCAAGGCTGCAAATATCGGAGCTTATCTGCCATCGCGCGGGAAATCACCGGCATGACCTGGTCGGGTAACGCCTTCTTCGGTCTCAACAAAAAACTGGAAACCGTTCATGAATAACAGCAAGCCAATAATCCGCTGCGCTATTTACACCCGCAAATCTTCTGAGGAAGGGTTGGACATGGAGTTCAATTCTCTCGATGCGCAGCGCGAGTCTTGCGAAAAATACATCCAGATTCAGAAACACGAAGGATGGGACATCGTCCCCGATAATTACGATGACGGCGGTTTCTCCGGCGGCACCATTGAACGCCCCGCACTTAAGCGGCTGATTGCCGATATTAAGGCTGGCCGGATTGACATCGTGGTTGTGTACAAAATTGACCGCCTGTCACGCTCGCTGCTCGATTTTCTGAATCTGATGCAGGTGTTTGAGGCGCAGAAAATCGCTTTTGTATCCGTGACGCAGAACTTTGACACCAGCACCTCCATGGGCAAGCTGATGCTGAACGTGCTGCTCTCCTTCGCGCAGTTCGAACGTGAAATCACCGGCGAACGCATCCGCGATAAAATCGCTTCCTCCAAGCGCAAAGGCATGTGGATGGGCGGCCCACCACCGCTTGGCTATGACGTGAAAGACCGCAAGCTGATAATCAATGACGATGAAGCGGAAATCGTCCGCCTGATATTCGACACGTTTATCATGAAGCGGTCGATGAAGCTGCTGGTAGTGGAGTTAAAACGGCTCGGCATTAAAAGCAAATTCCGCATTACCGGCGCAGGCAAGCATGTGGGCGGCAATACCTACGATGCCGCCACACTCTATAAAATCCTGAATAACCAGCTTTACCTTGGTAAAATCAAACATAAAGACCAGATTTATGAAGGGCAGCATCAGGCCATTATCACACAGGATACCTGGAACACGGTGCATACCATTTTCCAAATCAGCCCCAGGGTGCGCGGTGCGGCGACAAAACGCAAGGTGCCTTCCGTGCTGCTTGGCATACTGAAATGCGGTGGCTGCGGAAGCTCGATGAGCCCGAAACACACCAAGAAAAATGGCGGTAAGCTGTACCGCTATTATGTCCCCAGCATGCATATGAAGGGCAAGTGCGAATCCTGTCCCGTCAAACAAATCGCCGCAGCGGAAATTGAAACCACGGTGCTGGAACAGCTGCATTACATTTTCAACGCGCCGGAACTGCTTATTCAGGTCTGGAAAAACGCCACGCAGGAAGACAACACCGTCACGGAAGAACACATCCGCGAATCGCTGGCCGATATTTTCACCGTCTGGCGGGAATTATTCCCAGGTGAGCAGCAGCGATTGCTGGAACTGATACTCGAAAAAGTCATCCTCAGCGAAAACTCGGTGGAAGTGCGCGTGCGGGCGGAAGGACTTTACTCGCTAATACGCGAGGTCAACGCATTAAAACCAAAAAATGAGATTGTATATGAGCGAGCCGCAGCTGCGTGTGCAGGGTAATATTATCTCTATCAAAGTGCCGCTGAATATGAAGCGGCATGGCGGACGGAAATTCATCCTCATTCCCAAAAATGTCCGCATCAACAGCCCGCAAGGCAAGCCCGACGAAACTATGGTTAAAGCCCTTGCGCGGGCATGGATGTGGCAGAAAGCACTGGATAGCGGCAAGCATAGCTCGATTGAGGAACTGGCTGTGAAAAACGACATCAACCCGTCTTATATTTCTCGCATGTTGCGGCTTAACCTACTGGCTCCCGATATCAAACAAGCCATCCTCGACGGCACACAGCCACGCACCTTTAACCTGCAAGGCATGTTGGCACCATTTCCCGAAAGCTGGGAGGAGCAGGCGAAGTGTTTTGGGTTTTAGCGTCTGCGCTCATACTCTTGTGACATATTATGGGCGATCCTTTCAAAGGGTCGTAAACCCATTCACAGGAGGCGATGATGAAAGCAGTATTCAATCCGAAGGAACTAGCCCAACGCTGGAATATCTCAAGTGCTACCCTGGAACGCTGGCGCTGGCAGGGAGTCGGCCCCAGTTATCTTAAAATAGGAGGACGCATCAGGTATCCGATTCATGCCGTTGAGCAATACGAGGCGCAGCGCATGCATTCGCCGGTCATAAGTGCGAGTGCTGCTGAAAAGCCATCCAGTGAAATTTCACTGAGAAACTGAAAAAAAATCTCAAAAAAAATTGTGTCCCTAAAGCCCTGTAAAAACGGGGCTTTTTTTGTTTTTGGCTCACTGCAACAGCCCTGAAAGCCAGCAGTCCTAGTGAAATTTCACGGTCTTCCGTTGTCCCGCCCTCCGCGGCGGTCAATCGCAACTGGAGACGAAACCCATGAGCAACAATAAATATGATGGAATTGATACCTATGTAGTTAACCAAGTCCGCTACCACGCACGCAAGCTGGTACGGCATCCCAGCATCCATAGCATGGAAATTGAGGATATCGAGCAGGAATTGATGCTGGATGTCCTGAGCCGCACCCAGGCTTACGACCCCGAGAAGGCAAGCTGGCGAACCTTCGTGGATCGCATCCTCAACCATAAAATCGCCAACCTTATTGAAGATGCCAAAGCCCTGAAGCGTGGTGGCGGCATTAAGGAAATGTCACTGGATGCGTTGCTGGAGAACAACGACGGGGAAGATAGCGAGTTTCCTGATCCTGCGGGCGATCCCACAGAAGCCATGCATCTTTCCATTGATCTGAACCGCGCGGTGCAGGTACTTCCCCAGCCGCTTGTGCTGCTGCTGATTCAGCTTGGCGATCATAACCCCAGCGAAATCTCACGCATGACTCATATGCCGCGAGCGACACTGTACGGATCGATCAACGCCCTACGCGGAACGCTGCGTCAGCAAGGCATTCACCACTATCTGCATTGAGCCTCCGACAGTTTTCAAAGCCGCTCGGTAAGTAATCCGGTGAAGGCAATGAAATCATGTCGAGCCTTCGGGGAAATACAACACCTCACCAGGAAATACCCCGACCGCCTTGCTCTTTGGGCGGCGTCGAGGCTCGGCAGCCGACGTGAACGAACCAAAGAGCATTTTTAACCGGAATCAAGGAGGAACACATGTTTAAGCCCAAGTTGGAGAAGCTGCTCAAGGACAGCTATTACTATAAAAACCTTCCCGTATATATTCGCATCCCCGCGCTCGGCGCGGTACAGGAAACAATCACCAAGACGATTGTAGAATCCACGCTGGATGATCTGGCCTTCGCCGCCCAGGCGATGGATCAGGAAGTCGAGGCAATCAATAGTCGCCTTTACGCCATCCGCCGCCTCTACCGCGACGCGCGTGAAAAAGGCGCGCTCGGCAGCGAAAACATCCTTGATGCGCTTTCGCGCAAAGGGGGTGCGGAATGACGCTCCCCATTATCAGTGCCGATGAACGCCTAAAGGAAACAAAGGGCATCAAAGGCTGCATCTTCGGCAAAAGCGGCATCGGCAAAACGAGCTTGCTATGGACGATGCCCGCCGAAACCACGTTGTTCTTTGACCTTGAGGCCGGAGATCTGGCGATCGAGGGCTGGCAAGGCGACACCATTCGCCCGCGCACCTGGCAGGAATGCCGTGATTTCGCGGTGTTTATCGGTGGCGCCAACCCGTCCCTGCGCGACGATCAACCCTACAGCCCCGCCCACTACGCCGCCGTGTGCGAACGCTACGGCAACCCGGAGGCGCTGGGTAAATACGACACCATTTTTATCGATAGTATCACCGTGGCCGGTCGGCTCTGCTTCAACTGGAGCAAAGGCCAGCCGCAGGCGTTCAGCGAGAAAACCGGCAAGCCGGATACGCGCGGCGCTTACGGGCTGCACGGTCAGGAAATGATCGCCTGGCTTACTCATTTGCAGCATACGCGAGGCAAAAATATCTGGTTTGTCGGTATCTTAGACGAGAAGCTGGATGATTTTAACCGCCGTGTGTACCAGCCGCAGATCGAGGGCAGTAAAACCGGACTCGAACTTCCCGGCATCGTCGATCAGGTGATCACCATGACGGAAATGCCAACCGAGAGCGGCGCGTCTTTCCGCGCCTTCATTTGCCACACCCTCAATGAACACGGTTTTCCCGCGAAAGATCGCTCAGGAAGGCTGGAACTCATGGAGGAGCCGCATCTCGGACGCCTCATGGAAAAGGTCAAAGGCAAAGTGCGCCCGGCGCACGAACGCCTAACCCACGCCATCCCCCAAACAACCGAAACACAAGGAGCATAATTTATGAGTTGGAATGATTTTAACAATGCTGATGACCAGACCAGTTTTGATCCGCTGCCAAAAGGCACGCTTATTAAAGTGCGGATGACCATCAAACCCGGTGGCCATAATAATGAGCAGAAAGGCTGGACGGGCGGTTACGCTACCCGCAACGCCACCAGCGGCGCAGTCTATCTCAATGCTGAATTCGTGGTGCTGGAAGGCCAGTATGCCCGCCGTAAAATATGGAGCCTGATCGGGCTGCACAGTGAAAAAGGCGAAGAATGGGCGAATATGGGACGCTCGTTAATCAAGGGCATCCTCAATTCCTCGCGTGGCATCGGCAATAAGGATAATTCGCCCGCCGCGCAGAACGCCCGCCGCATTAACGGCCTCGGCGATCTCGACGGGATCGAGTTCCTGGCAAAAGTGGATATGGAAAAAGACCAGAACAACAATGACAAAAACGTCATCAAATATGCCGTCACCTGTGACCATAAGGAATATGCCGCGCTGATGGGACGCGGTGGTTATTCCGCCGCTACGACCGCACCGGCAGCATCCTCGCCGCAACCTCAGAAACCAACGGGCAATCTGCCATCCTGGGCACAGTAAGGGGGTGGCAGCATGTTACTCAGACCCCGACAGAAAAAGCTTGTCACCAATTCGGTGGCGGCGCTGAACGAGCATGGAAATACTTTAGCTGTCGCCCCGACCGGCGCTGGCAAAACAATCATGCTGTCAGCGGTACTCGGCGAATTGTTTAACGACGACACCAGCAAAGCGTGCGTGCTTGCCCACCGCGATGAATTGACTGTGCAAAACCAGAGCAAATTCCAGCGCGTGAACCCGCATCTGAGCACTAGCGTTTATGATGCGTCGATCAAGACCTGGCATGGCGATGTGACATTTGCCATGGTGCAGACGCTCTCGCGCGAAAGCAATCTCGCCACCATGCCGCCTCTTGACGCCCTGGTCATAGACGAGGCGCATCACGCGCGGGCTGAAAGCTACCTTCGCGTTATTGAACACGCCCAGAAAGGCAATCCCCGCCTCAAACTGCTGGGAATGACCGCCACCCCCAATCGCGGCGATAAGCTGGGGCTGCGTTCAATTTTCAGCAACGTTGCTGACCAGATCACCGTTAAGGAATTGATCGCCTCCGGCCATCTAGTGCCGCCGCGAACCTTCGTGATGGATATCGGGGTACGCGATCAATTGAATAAAGTCCGCAAATCCGCGCTCGATTACGATATGGCCGAGGTGGCGAGCATCATGAACACCATGCCCATTAACGGCGCGGTGGTAAAGCACTGGCAGGAAAAAGCAGGTGATCGCAAAACCGTAGTGTTCTGTTCGACCGTGGATCACGCCAGGGATGTTGCCTCCAGCTTTAACGCAGCCGGGGTGCATGCGGTGTTCGTGCATGGAGAAATGTCCGATGCAGACCGGAACAACACGATCAATGCTTATACTTCGGGTGAAGCTCAGGTCATTGTCAATGTCGCCGTGCTTACCGAGGGCTGGGATTTCCCTCCCACAGCCTGCGTAGTGTTGCTGCGTCCGAGTTCCTACAAATCCACTATGGTGCAGATGATCGGTCGCGGGCTGCGCACCATCGATCCGGAGGAACATCCCGGCGTGGTGAAAAAAGACTGCATCGTGCTCGATTTTGGCACCGCCAGTATTATTCACGGCTCGCTCGAACAGGAGATCGCATTAGACGATCACCAGCAGGATGGTGACGCGCCATATAAAGATTGCCCCGAATGCGGAGCCTCCGTCCCGTTGGCGGCAAAAGAATGCGCACTGTGCGGCTATGTATGGCAGAGCAAAAACGCTTCTAAGTCTTTAGACAGCAACGATTTCATAATGACGGAGATCGATCTGCTCAAGCGTTCCAGCTTCTTGTGGTGCGACCTGAATAATGACGACCGCTATTTCGTGGCAACGGGATTTAACGCCTGGGCGGGCGTGTTCCTTAAGGATGGCGACTGGCACGCCGTTGGCGGGCGCAAAAATGAACCGGCAAAATTGCTCGCTTCTGGGGAACGCATTGTGTGTTTCGCTTCGGCTGACGATTTCCTGAATCTCTTTGAAAGCGAAGATACCGCTCACAAAACCCGTTCGTGGCTTCGCCAGCCGCCTACGGAAAAGCAACTGCAATACCTGCCGCCTTCATGCCGCAATGATTTCGGCCTGACCCGTTACAAGGCTTCGGCGCTTATGACCATGCAGTTCAATCGCCAGGCCATCCATGGCGCGATCAATCGCGGGAGAGCGGTATGATCGACCCCACCGACCTGGAAAAACAATGCATGGCGGCGGCATTGAAACCTCTCGGCGAGTATGTCGCCGAGATCGGCATGCATCGCCCTTTCACGGATATGAACAAGCATGAGGTGCTCACCATCATCGAAGTGGTGGTGACGGCCTATCAGGATCGCATGCGCGAAGGCAGCGCGGAGGTGCCGTTCTGATGCTCGACTTCAATCACCAGCCCACCTTCACCGAAAAGTTGAATGCGCTGATCGACGCCGCTTTAGTGGCCGAACAGAAAGCCAAACCGGAGCGCGACTATATGGGCGCGTCACGGCTTGGCATTTCCTGCCAGCGTGCGCTTCAATACGAATTCACCCATACGCCGAAGGACGAGGATTTCTCAGGCCAGACGCTGCGTATCTTTGCCGCTGGCCACCTGTTCGAAGATATGGCGATCAGCTGGCTCCGCGCCGCAGGCTTGCAATTATTCACCCGCAAGCAGAACGGCGAAGCGTTTGGCTTTTCCGTCGCCGGTGGTCGCATCCGCGGCCATGTTGACGGCATTATCAACGGAGCGCCGGAAACATTGGGACTGAGCTTCCCCATGTTGTGGGAATGCAAATCCATGAACGCTAAGTCATGGAAAGACACCGTCAAGCACGGCGTGGCTAAATCCAAACCCGTCTATGCCGCACAGGTAGCCACTTACCAGGCATACATGGAAGGTTCGGTGGCGGGCATTTCGCGCAACGCTGCATTGTTTACCGCCATTAATAAAGACACGGCGGAAATCCACCACGAGCTGGTGCCGTTTGATGCTGCCACCGCGCAGACGGCGAGCGATCGCGCCGTGATGATCCTGCGCGCCACCGAAACCGGTGAGATGATGCCGCGCATCACCGCTGATCCTGAATATTTTGAATGCCGTTTCTGCTCTTACCGACTGCGCTGTTGGGAGGGAGATGCATGAACCATGACTGGACAGATTTCAACGATGCCAAAACCCAAGCCTATCCTAAAGAAGAAGCGAAAATTTCAGTCGATGAGATTAAATCCCTTCTTCTCGGCAGGCTACGCGAGGTGCTGCATAATTTACTGCCATCTGGGGTCATCCGTGGTGGAAAGTTTTATGTTGGTGATATTCATGGCAACAAAGGCGACAGTCTCGTTGTTGAACTAAGTGGCGCAAAAGCCGGTCAGTGGCATGATTTTGCCACCGGCGAAGGCGGTGACACTATTTCTCTATGGGCGGGAGTCTATGGCCAGGATACGCGCCATGACTTTCCGGAAATTATCAGCGCGATCCATGAATGGTTGGGCAGCCCCTGCAAGCCCGTACCGGCGCATGTAGCGTCGACGGAGGCGGAAGACCTTGGCCCTGCCACCGGCAAATGGGACTATCTGGACGCGGAAGGCAATTTGATCGCCTGCGTGTATCGCTACGATCCGCCGGGAGGCAAGCAGTTCCGCCCATGGGACGTCAAGACGCGGCGCAACCGCGCGCCGGACATCAGGCCGCTCTATAACCAGCCAGGCATTAAGGCCGCCAACGCCGTGGTATTGGTCGAGGGCGAAAAAGCCGCGCAGGCGCTTATCGATATCGGCATATGCGCTACTACCGCCATGAATGGCGCCAACGCTCCTATCGATAAAACCGACTGGTCGCCGCTCGATGCCAAGCATGTGATCATCTGGCCGGATCATGATGATCCGGGGGTAAAATATGCCGAAGCGGTCGCTGCGCGGCTGAAAACGCAAGGCATCGCTTCACTGGCCGTTCTTTCGGTGCCTGAGGGCAAACCGGCGAAATGGGACGCGGCGGATGCTGTTGTCGATAAAATGGACATCGGCGTGTTTCTAGCGTCCGCCACTCGCGCCACCGTCACCCCGACCACGGCCATTCCCGCATTCACTGTCGGCCATTATCTGGACGACGATTCTCCCATGCCATCCGACATTATTTCACCTCGTATACTCACGCCTGGCGGATTGCTGGTGCTCGGAGGCGCGCCGAAAGTCGGCAAAAGCGATCTGCTGATCTGCTGGCTCGCCTATATGGCGGCAGGCATTCCCTTCCTCGGCATGACGCCGCCGCGACCGCTCAAGATTTTCTATCTGCAGGCCGAGATCGGTTATTTTTACCTGCGTGAGCGCCTGAAAGCACTGACCATCGACCCGATGTTAATGCCGCTGGTGCGGCGCAATCTGGTGGTCACGCCACAGGTGCGCATGCTGCTCGATGAAGGCGGCGTCGATAAAATGGTCGATACCATCATTCGTTTTTTTGATCCTGCCGATGTCGACATCATCGTGATCGATCCGCTGCGCAATGTCTATGACGGCGGCAAATCAGGCAGCGAGAATGACAACAGCGCCATGCTGGCTTTTTTGCAGGATCGCGTAGAAAGCGTTCGTCACCGTATCAATGCGAACGCTGGCGTTATTCTCGCTCACCACACCAAGAAAATTACCAAAAAACTACTGGAGGAAGACCCGTTTCAAGGTCTCTCGGGCGCAGGCAGCCTTCGCGGATTCTATACCACGGGCATCATCATGTTCCGTCCTGACGAGACCCGCAGCGTCAAGCAATTGATATTCGAACTCCGTAACGGCACTTCCGTTGAAAACAAATATGTCGACAAGATTGACGGCAGATGGCGCGAACTGGAACTCGAATCCGAACGGCTGGTGAATAAGGATTATGGCCACAGGCTCGATGCCGAACGCCGCAGGAAACATGATAAAATCCTAGAGATCATCTTTGACGAAAGCCGCAAAGGCAAGCTCTACACCAGCAGCATGTTTTGCCAGGTGTGGGAGCATAAGGCGGAACTTGGCGGCAGACATTCGCTGCGCGACCGCATCGATGTGCTTACTTCAAAGGGCTACATCAAGTTTGTAAAGGAAGGCGCTGCCCGTTCCCGCAACGGGTTCCTCTGCGTGGAAGGCATGGAAGTGCCGACCGAGAAAACGGAAGTTGATCCCGTCACCGGCGAGATCACCACTATTTTCAAACGGCTTCTGCCTACCCATTTTCGATCCCCTTCAGATGGCGGTTTGATGCCGGTCGAAGACCCCGAAATGTGGATTTACCATGAGGGAGTTTGCGAATGAATCATTTCGTCAAACTGATGCAGTTGACAGTCAAACTGGCAAACTGCCGCAAACTGGAATCCAGCATTTTCAATGTGTTGAATGCGATTCCAGTTGGACACGTCAAACTGAAACGCAAACTGGGTCAACTGGCGCAAGCCCCAGCAAATCCAACAGTTTTTCTTTCACCCCAGTTGGTCATCTCCCTCCCACACATAAGTGTGTGTGTGAACCCCCATAGGGAGTTCACCGCTCACATGCGTCGTGGGTGGGGTGGATGCTCGACATTAACTCGATAGGAGGCTCCATGACCACTCCCTACCCAATCCTTCTCAGCCTTGATCTTGGAACATCGACCGGATGGGCTATCCGCAATGACTATGGCCGCATCGTCAGCGGAACGGCAAGTTTTAAGCCGCGCCGCTTTGAAGGCGGCGGCATGCGCTATCTGCGTTTTGAACGCTGGCTCAATGAAACCCTTAATGTGTCCGGGCGCATTGACGCCGTTTATTTTGAAGAAGTGCGGCGCCATATCGGCGTTGATGCCGCCCACGCCTATGGCGGCTTTCTCGCTCAACTGACCGCATGGTGCGAACATCATGGCATTCCCTATGAAGGCATCCCGGTCGGTACGATCAAGCGCTTCATCACCGGCAAAGGCAATGCCAGCAAAGATCAGGTGATCACCGCCGTCAAAGCGCTCGATCACAAACCCGAGGACGATAACGAAGCCGATGCCCTTGCTCTGCTGCATTTTGCCATCGAACAACATGACCAGGGGAGGAAACAATGAAAGGAGAAAACCTGCTCAAGCATGCCCTGCAGATCGTGGAATCCCGCCGCGCCGAGTATGGCGATTCCTGCATAATGTTCAAGGAAGTGGCGGCACGCTGGTCACTTACCCTTGGCGTGGAGGTGAGTCCCGCCGCAGTGGTGCTTTGCCTGATCGATCTCAAACTTTCACGGCTTTGCCACGATGCCAAGCATATCGACAGCATTACCGACATTGCTGGCTATGCCGCCGTATTCGCTGAGATTACCTAGGGAGATGCATATGGAAGATAAATGGACACACGAAGACGTGGCGGCGCATTTTGAGGAAGCCATCCGGACGCTCAAACGCTTGCCCCCTGTGAAGGTAAGAGGTTATTTTAACGTGTGGCCGGAAGTGGTGCATACTCCCAACGAAATAATGATGCAGGAAGCATTGCCGATTCGTTTACGCGCTACCGCCGAGGCGATATCACGTCTTGAGCAGACCTTTGAGTGGATGCAGTGGATCGAAATCGAGGAGCGCAAGCTGATCTGGAAACGTGCGGCGCGCGTGCGGTGGAAGGTCATATGCTGGGAGTTTGGCTATGACCGCTCCACGGCCTGGCGCAAATGGGTGATTGGCTGCACCAAGATTGCTACCCGTCTAAACTCTCGGGATTGCTGAGGAAAAATGTTGCAACACTTTTGTTCTACACACTTGCAACATTTTCTGGCAATATCTGAGACATGATCGCGGGTGGTGCGAGTGTCACCCCGCCTATCAACTCTCATCAAATGTTAAGCAATCAAATTCTTAGGTGGCAAACGGGTCATTCTAGCGCACCGCTATGCGGACGCTGATCCATCGGTCACGCAACAAATTTAACACATCATGCCATGGAAGCCGCCAGTCCACCAGCCGCCCGGCTGGAGGCCAGCGAAGCGCGTGCGCCGCGATGCACTGGATCGTTCCTACGGAACCCAGGCATGGCGCAAGCTGGCGGCGTCGGTGGTCGCCCGCGACAAAGGTATCTGCCATGTCTGCGGCGAGCCTGGCGCCGACACGGCGCACCATCTGATCGAGAAGCGGCAGGGCGGCACCGATGATCCCGCCAACCTTCGTGCAATTCACCGTGGGTGCCACAACCGCCTGCATAAAAGGCGGGGGGTTTAATGTTTCGGGCAATTCGATGATGCGACCGTTTGGGGCTTTTACGCATACGCGGCCAAAATGCAAAGGGGGGGGTGTCAGTGCTTACAGTAGAGATATGGCCGGTCGATAAGTTCATTCCTTACGCGCGCAATCCGCGCAAAAACGATGCGGTCGTCGACCAGATGGTCGCGGCAATTAAGGAATTCGGCTTCCGCATTCCGATTATGGCTACGTCCGATGGTACCATCGTCGATGGCCATTTACGCCTCAAAGCCGCGCAGCGCCTTGGAATGACAGAGCTTCCCGTCACGCTGGCCGACGATATGACGGAAGCGCAGATTAAGGCGTTTCGCCTGCTTGCGAACCGTTCGGTGGCATGGGCGGAGTGGGACAACGAACTGCTTTCGCTCGAACTCAAGGATTTACAGGATTTTGGTTATGATCTCGGATTGACCGGCTTTGATGCCGACGAACTGAAAAGCATAATGGAAGACAGCCAGCAGGAAGGTCTCACCGATGAAGACGCGGTGCCGGAGGCTCCAGCCGAGCCCGTCACCAGGCCTGGCGATATTTATGTCCTCGGCAACCATCGCCTGCTCTGTGGCGACAGCACCGTGCTGGCAGATGTGGAAAAGGTTTTGGATGGCGCTCTTGCGGACATGGTGTTCACTGATCCGCCTTACAACGTGAATTACGCCAACACAGCCAAAGATAAGATGCGCGGAAAAAACCGCGCGATCCTGAACGACGATCTTGGCGAAGGCTTCGAACAATTTCTCTATGACGCCTGCGTCAATATTTTAACTGTTTGCAAGGGCGCGGTCTATGTCTGCATGTCGTCCAGCGAACTGCATACGCTGCAGAAGGCTTTCATCGCGGCGGGTGGCAAATGGTCAACCTTCGTCATCTGGGCGAAGAACACTTTCACGCTAGGCCGCGCCGATTACCAGCGCCAATATGAACCCATCCTTTATGGCTGGAAGCAAGGCGCTGACCACTTCTGGTGCGGCGCGCGCGATCAAGGCGATATCTGGTTTGTCAAAAAGCCACAAAAGAACGAACTGCATCCGACCATGAAGCCGGTTGAACTGGTGGAGCGCGCTATCAGCAACAGCAGCAAGAGCCGCGATATCGTACTCGATAGCTTCGGCGGCTCCGGCACCACGCTGATCGCGTGCGAAAAACTTGGACGGCAAGCGCGGCTGATAGAGCTTGATCCCAAATACTGCGACGTAATTGTCAAGCGCTGGGAAGAGTTTACAGGCAAGGCCGCTGTGCGGAACGAGACCGACAGTATGGCGCCTCAATCATGAAATACGGTTATCAATTATGGCAGGACGTAAGCCGCTGCCCACGCACCTCAAGATCGTCAAAGGAACCGCTCGGTCACATCGCCTGAATAAAAAGGAACCGAAACCGGCGCTGGTTGTGCCGGAGCCACCTGATCATCTTGACGAGAGGGCAAAGGCCAAATTTAGCGCCATGGCAGAAATGCTGGCGCGTCATGGCGTCATGACCGAACTCGATGTCAGCGCCTTATCACGATACGCCGTGGTGTGGTGCCGTTGGATTGACGCTGAAAACGAAATCAAAAAGCGCGGCCCGGTGGTGAAAACCACAGGCGATAACATCATCCAGAATCCGTTTCTGGCGGTGGCGAACAAATGCCTGCTGCAAATGGCGCAGATTGAGAGCGAATTCGGTTTAACGCCGTCATCGCGTTCCCGCGTTCGCACGGCGGAACAGCCTGGAGAAACCGACCCTTTCGAGGAGTTTCTCAATCGTGACACGTAAGCAGCCACCGCGTAAGCGCCGATCGCGCAAATCAGAAATTTGCCCTGTCGAAACTTACGCGCGCGCTGTGGTCGATGGTGAAATCGTTGCCGGTAAGCTGGTTAAGCTGGCTTGCAAGCGGCATCTTGACGATCTGGTACATGGTAAAAAGCGCGGGCTGATCTGGGATGGCGATGCTGCCCGGCATGCGATTGCGTTTTTTAGCCACCTCCGTCATTCGACGGGCGAATGGGCTAACCAGCCTTTTGAGTTGCAGCTGTGGCAATGCTTTGTCATCGGTTCGCTCTATGGCTGGAAACGCGCCGATGGATTACGCCGTTTTCGCACGGCCTATGTCGAGGTGGCGCGTAAAAACGGTAAGTCGGTTTTATTGGCTGGCACAGCACTTTACGCTTTGGTTGCCGATCACGAATTGGGCGCGCATGTATATGCTGCGGCCACCACGCGCGACCAGGCGCGTATCGTGTTTGGCGAAGCCGAACGCATGGTTAGCGCCAGCCCGCCACTCACGGCGCGGATTACACGCACCGTCAATAATCTGGCAGTGCTGCCGACCTCAAGCTGGTTTCGGCCACTTTCGGCTGATGCCTCGAAAATGGACGGTCTTAACGTGCATTTCGCGGCGGTGGATGAAGTACATGAGCATCCGAACGCGGAGATTATTCAGAAGCTAAACACGGCGACCGGCGCGCGGCGCCAACCGCTGATTTTTGAAATCACAACCGCTGGCCATGACCGGCAATCGGTATGCTGGCAGCATCATGAATTTTCGGTCAAAGCGCTCGAAGGCAGCGTGCCGCACGAGGCAAGCGATAGTTGGTTTGCTTATATCGCCACCATCGACGCTGGCGATGATTGGATGAATCCCGCTGTGTGGATTAAGGCCAATCCCAGCCTTGGCATCACCGTTAAGGTGGAAGATTTGAAACGACAGGTTGAAGAAGCGCGCGAAATGCCTGCGCAGCAAAATGCCATCCGGCGTTTGCGCCTTAACGAATGGACGGAGCAAGCCACGCGCTGGATCGATATGGGCGTTTGGGCAGAAGGCGCCGCGCCGCTGGACGAAGAAGAATTAGCAGGCCGGACGTGTTACGGTGGCCTTGACCTGGCGCGCGTCAATGATTTGTCATCGCTGGCGCTGGTATTTCCTCCGGAGCATCCGGGCGAAAAGGTCAAAGTAATCTGGCGCCATTGGTGCCCGGCAGAAGATATCCTGCGGCGGGTACGGCGGGATCGCGCACCTTATACGATTTGGCGCGACCAGGGATTTTTGACGGCCACCGAAGGCAACACCACGGATTTCAAGTTTCTTGAGGCTGAAATTCTGGCGCTGGCGACAAAATTTAACATTCTCGAAATCGCTTACGACCGTACTTTTGCCGGTGAACTGGTGCGCAACCTTCAGGACGAAGGCATCACCATGGTGGAGTTTGGCCAGGGCTTTATCAGCATGGGGCCAGCCGCCGCCGAATTTATGCGTTTATTAATTGGCCGCGAGCTACGGCATGGCGGTAATCCCGTCGCCACCTGGTGCGCCTCGAACGTCACGGTACGCCGCGATCCTGCTGGCAATGAGAAACCGGATAAAGAACGCTCGACCGAGCGCATCGACGCTGTGGTGGCAGCCATTATGGCCGTTGGACGATTGCAGACCGCGCAAGGCGGCTCGGTTTATGAGGAACGTGGACTGTTGGTATTCTAATGAAAATGCCGGGAATATTTAGCGCTCTCGGGCGCGCCTTCGCGCCGAAACAGAGCCGCGCCTCGGCTGGCGTGCCATCCTATGGCATGATCCCGCCGCTCGGCTCGGTGCCGAGTGCTTCGGGGCTAATGATTTCACAGGCAACTGCCATGGCGGTGTCCGCCGTCTATGCCTGCGTTGCCATCCGCGCCAAGGATGTTGCGCGTTGCACACCGCGTCTATTTGTCGGGAATAAAGCCGGTGGGCGTGATCTGGTTACCGACCATGTCATCGCCAAGCTGTTTATGCGGCCAAACCGGCAGCAGACCTGGTTCGAATTCTGGCAACAGATGATGATCGGCTATCTGCTGCGCGGCAATGCCTATGCCGCCATCCTGCGTGACCGCCGCGGCAATCCGGTCGAGCTGATACCGATCAATCCCGATGCCGTCATGGTGCTGGAAGCATCGGACGGATCGATATTTTACAACGTCAACCGCATCGGCCTCTGGCAAATCGCCATGCTGCGCAACATGCCGGTGGCGGTGCCCGAAGAGGATATGTTTCATCTTCGCGGCATTAGTTTTAATTCTCTGGTCGGCACATCGACCATCGGCCTGGCGCGCGATGCCATTGGCCTTGCCATGGGGCTTGAACAACAGGCTTCGCGGTGGGTCGGCAACGGCGCACGCCCATCTGGTGTGCTGAAATCCAAGACGCGATTATCGGAACAGGCAGCACAGCGCTTAAAGCAGCAATGGCAATCCTTCACCGGTGGCTTGCAGAATGTCGGGCAAACGGCGGTGCTGGAGGAAGGCGTCGAATGGCAGCAGGTGCAGCTGACCTCTGTCGATCTGGAATTTATCCAGCAGCGCAATCTGCAGATCGCCGACATCGCCCGATACTATGACGTGCCACTCAGCCGTCTCAGTGTGATCGGCGGCGGCTCTACCAAGATCACGCCTGCCGAGGAAGAACAGGCTTATGTCAATCACACGGTAATGCCCGATCTGGTGATCGCCGAACAAAAGATCATGCAGGTTTTCGGTCTTGACAAGGAGGGCATCGAGGTTGATTTCGACGAAGGGCAGCTACTGCGCGCCGACATCATGACCCGCTACAACGCCGCTCGTCTAGGCGTCCTTACCGGAATTCTGACGCCGAATGAAGTGCGACGCTCCGAGGGGCTACCGCCCATGGAAGGCGGCGACAAGCTGATGGTGCCAGCCAACACGGCGGCGCTTGGCTCCGACATGACCGGCACGGCGCCGGATGGAGCCGGACGGCCTGATAGCGGCACACTGCCTGAGCCTGGCGTTGCCACAAGCGGCGATCCTGACCCGCAGCTTGATCCGCAAGGCGAACTGTAAACCACGGAGAAAATAATATGACGATGATGCGCGCGGCTGTTGCCGCCCAAATTAACGCGCTTGGTGAAAACGAAGTGGAGGTGATTATTTCCACTTCGGCGCTGGCACGCGACGGGCATATTTTAGAGCCGTCTGGCTGCGATCTTTCCAACTATCAGGCTAACCCTATCGTTCTATGGCAGCACAATCCGGATGCGCCGGTGGGTCGTGCCGCCGATCTTGTCGTTGATGGTGGCAAAATTCGGGCGCGCATAACTTTCGCGCCCATAGGCATTTCGCCGAAGGCCGACGAAGTGCGCGGCCTGGTCAAAAACGGAATCGTATCAGGCGTGTCTGTCGGCTTCGATGTTATCGACGCCGAACCGCTTGATCCCAAGCAACCGCGCGGCGGCCAACGCTTTACCAAATGGGAATTGTTGGAATGTTCTTTTTGCTCAGTGCCAGCTGATCCCGGCGCGGCGGTAACGGCACGGGCACAAACACAGGAGAAAAACGCTATGACTACACAGACACGCGCAGGCAAAAAACTGTCTGCCGCCACCAAGAAGCAACTCGATGATGCTAAAGATCATCTTGACCGCGCCATGGAACGCCATAAAGCGCTTGGCGAGCAGATGGATAATATTAGGGAGATGGGCGAAGGCGATGAAGATACCCGCGCCGAGCTTGCCGATATGCACGAAGACGTAGCCGATGCGCACCGCGCTTTAGGCCGTTCTTTGAAAGCCTGCCAGCGCTGCATGCGCGCCGCGGTGAAAAATACCAAGCCACCGGCCAATGACGATGACGAGGAAGACGATACCGAAACCTCTGCCGGTGACGGTGGGCAGGATGACCAGCGCAGCGCCGACATGCGTCGCCGCAAAGCCGACCTTCAAGCCCTGTCGCAAAAAAACTGAATTCAACCGGCGCTGAAAATGTGCCGGTTGATGCCCAAACCGCCCTTGGGCAAGGCGCATTAGACCGTCGTGATGACGGCCTTTCCCTTTAGATGGAGCCCACTATGACTAAAATTAATGAACTGTTGCAACAACGCGCCCGCGCCTTCGATGAATTCAAAGCGCTGGCCGAAAAATCTTCGCTCACCGAAGCCGAACAGGCGGAGTATGAGACGAAGAAACGCGCCGTCACCGACTTTGATGCGCAAATTGCCCGCGCGAAAGAAATGCAAACGCTTTCCGTAAGCACCGCGCAGCCGGTCGAGGGACAAGACAATCCCCCAGCCAAAGCCCCGGCCACGGTCGAATCCGACCGCTATGTCAAGGAACGCAGCCTCGTCATCGGCGCTGCGGCCAAGATGATGGCCTATGGCGGCGGCAATTTGTTCAACGCGCGCCAGGCAGCGATTGAGGTGTATGGCGAACGCCATCCCGTTACCCGCGCTCTGGTCGCATCGACCGGCCCGGCTGGCGGCTTTATCCTACCGCCCGATTATATGAATGAGATCATTGAACTGCTGCGCCCTGCAGCGGTGGTGCGCGGTTCCAACCCGCGTGTCATCCCGATGCCGCGCGGCACGATGACCTTGCCCGGACAGGCAAGCCCTGCGACCGCCAGCTACGGCTCAGAAGGCCAGCAGATAGCATCGTCGCAGCAGACGCTTAAGCAGATTGTTGCCAGCTTCAAGAAATTGACGGCGCTGGTGCCGATTTCCAATGACCTGATGCGCTATGCCGACCCAGCCATCGATGCCATGGTGCGTGACGATCTGGTCGAAGTCATCGCGCTGCGTGAAGATTTGGCCTTCCTGCTTGGTGACGGTACGCAGGCGGCGCCGATGGGCTTCACCGGCTTTGCCAATGCCTGGGCGGTATCGCTAGGCGGCACGGCGGGCGTGTGGAGTGCAACCGCCGATTCGACGGCGGCGGTTAACGGCAGTGCCGGTAATCCGCTGCTCGGCCAGAACGGTGGCAACTTCATTACCTCTAACGAGAGCTATACCGAAACCACGGTGGTCAATGAACTGACCGGCATGATTAACCGGCTGGATACCGCCAACGTACCCGACCGGCGCCGTGTGTGGTTCATGCATCCGCGAACCTACAACTATTTATTTGGTTTGCTGAACAGCCTCGGCCTCTATGTGTTCCGCGATGAGTTGTCGCGCGGCACGCTGTACGGCTATCCGTTCAAAAAGACCACGCAAATCCCGATCAACATCTGGGATACCAGCGGCACCAACAAGGATTGCTCGTTCATCATCCTCGCGGAAATGAATGAAACCATGATCCTTGACTCGATGAGCCTGGAAATCGCCGTGTCGCGCGAAGGCACCTACACCGATGCCAATGGTAATACGGTGTCAGCCTTCCAGTATGACCAGACGCTGATCCGCGCCATCACCGAGCACGACTTCCAGCTACGGCACGACTCCGGTTGCTCCGTGCTGCAGTTCGTGCGCTGGGCGCCCGCGGTTCAATAATCACCTGTCTCACCACTTAACATTGGAGGATTTCCTATGGATATCACTACCCTGCGCAATATCGGGTCGATTGTCGTTCCCGTTACCAGCGTGTTTCCGCAAAACGCCGCTGCCGGCACCATCAATGGTGCCAGCATCGACCGTTCGCTTCACAATCTGGCTGGCTCGTGCGTACTGCATCAAATCGTCGGCGCTGATAGTGGTTCACCGACCACTCTTAGCGTGCAGACGACGCTGCAACATTCGCCGGATAACAGCACCTGGAGCAATTACGAGATCGGCACCACCGTGCAGCAGACGGCGGCGCTTACTGCCGTCAACAGCGAAAACACGGCGGCCATCGATCTTACCGGCGCTAATCGCTTTATCCGGGCGGTGCAGGTTGTCGCCTTTACCGGCGGCACTTCGCCGGAAGCGCTGGTCGCAGCCGACATTATCCTCGGCGGCGAACGCGAACTGGCGGCGGTGTAACCCATGAAAATGGTCGAATTTACCCGCGACATGCGCCCGCATCGGGTCGGCGAAAAGCGCGTCGTACCCGATGCAATCGCAGAAAAGTTGATTGCGGCTGGCGATGCCAAACACTTCGTCAGCACATTTGACAAGCCCGGACAGCCATTGCCCGTCGGCAAACCGTATAAAACACGCAGGCAGAAATGACATGCCCGTCCGTATTATCTCCACCGTTTTAACCGCAGCGTCGAGCTATGACCTGACGACGCTGGAAAATATCAAGGATGATCTCGCCATCCCCGATACTGACACCTCCAGCGACGCGACGCTTGCCCGGTTTATCACCGAGCAATCGGCGCTGGTGGCGCAATATTGCAACCGCGTGTTTCCCATCGAAACGGTGCAGGATGTCATTTATCCCGACCGCGATCCGTATCCTTATCAGGTCACCGGCATGCTTTCCGAGCTTCAGCTTTCGCGCTGGCCGGTGGTGTCGGTGGCTTCGGTTACGGATACGATTGCGGTTAATATTTCCAATACGCTGGTTGCCGGTACGGATTTTGTAATCGATGCCGCGCGCGGCTGGCTGACAAAGACTGATCCAAATACGGGCTATCCCACCGGCTGGAGTCCTGACCAATACACCATCCAGTACACGGCGGGATATTTTACGCCCGGCACCGATAGGCCGCCCGCCGATCTCGAAATGGCCGTGCTTCGTCTGGTCACCGCCCGTTTCAAGGCGCGTGGCCGCGATCCGTTCCTGAAAAGTCAGGGCGAACCCAATATCGGCACCGAACAATATTGGGTCGGCGCCATGCCCGGCCAAACCGGAGCGTTTCCGCCTGATATCGCGGCGACGCTGGAAAAATACCGTGTGCCGTTGGCGATCTAAATATGGATTTGACTCATGGACTTCGATGCCGTCATCACCGGCGACCGCCGCATTATTGCCCGTTTCGGCGAATGGCCTGCGGAGCTTCATGATGCTTTACATGCCCGGATTAGCGCGCTTACGGATGCGCTGAAAGCCAGGGTGCAGGCGTTGGCGCCGTCGCGCACGGACAAACTTAAAGACGAAATCATTTCCACCGTTTTCGATGATCCAAAAAAAATCAAAGGGCTTGTAACGCTGGAGGAAGGTCTTTCCAACTCCGAATACGCCAAGGCAGGCGCGCTGGAATACGGTGCGCCGGGGCGCGGCGGACGGCACGAGGTTTCTTCTTATTCGCGCACAATTGCGGAAGCCTTCGGGCGCGATATTTCGCCGACGCGCATCAATGTCAGCGCCTATAAACGCATCGCCAATATTGACGCGCGGTTTTATCTGCGCGGCGGCCTGGGTGATGTGGAAACCGAAGCAACGGCAGAATTGCAGCAGGTGATCGACCAATCAGTAAAGGCTTTCGACGATGACGCCTAGCCGCGAGACCATCATACAAGCCTTGTTCAATCTGGCGCTCACGGCAACCACCTTTAATACCAATGGCCGCCGCCTGCTGTTATGGAGCAAGGTTGCGTCATTTCCGGCGCTGTTCGTTCAATCGACCGGTACGCATTACCCGCCACGAGAAGCGCGCGGATTGCCGCCAAAACGCACGATCACGGCGGAATTGTGGGTTTATACCGATGTCGGTAAAGACCCGAATGCTAATCCCGAACAAGCGCTCAACGATATCATTGACGCCGTCGAAGCGGCTTTGGCGCCCAATGTGATGAGCAACGTACAGACGTTAGGCGGCATCGTTTCGCATGCCTGGATTGAAGGTGAGATTGAACAGTTTCCCGGCGTGCTGGATGGCATCGCCAAGGCGATCATACCCGTAAAAATTTTAGTCCCTTAATCCCACTGGCTTGGCCGATAGCCAGTGTCTTGAACCGCCCTTCGGCAAGGCAGCGGCACCGTCGTGATGACGGCGCATCCCTCAGATGGAGTTTTCCTCATGCTACAGCAATACAACTTCGGCGCCGGGACGTTGTTCCTGGTGCGCACCGATATCGCCGTGCCGACGCCCACGCGCATCGGAACGCTTCAGGATGTCAGCGTCGATATGTCGTTCCAGACCAAAGAGCTTTACGGCCAATACCAGGCACCCGTTGCCGTGGCGCGTGGCCAGCAGAAAATTACTGGTAAAGCGAAGATCGCCAATCTGAATGCCCGCCAGCTTAACGATGCCTTCCTTGGTCAAACCCTTGCTACCGGCGAGCAAATTCAGATTGTTGACGAAGGCGGCCCTAACGGTACGGCCATTCCGACGACGCCGTATCAAATCGTCGTTGCTAACGGTTCCTCGATGTCGTCGGGCACTCCTGGCGTTGATTGCGGTGTTTTCAATGCTGGCACCGGCATTCAGATGACGCGTGTGGCATCATCGCCGGTGGCAGGCGAGTATTCCTGCGATATGACGACCGGCACCTATACCTTCAGTTCCGCCGATCATACGGCAGACGTGCTGGTTATTATTTCTTATGCGTATTTTGAAACTTCAACCGGAAACCGCATCACTGCGGTTAATCAGCTGATGGGTTCATCGCCGACTTTCCGGATGCAGCTTGCCAATAATTACGCCGGGAATAACATGTGCCTTACCCTCTATGCCGCCATCCCAACGAAAATGAGCTGGGATTTCAAAAACGAGGATTTCACCGTCCCCGACTTTGAATTCTCGGCCTTCACCGACAGCCTAGGCCGCTTCTTCGACTGGTCGAGCACGCTCTAATGACATGAAAGAGAAACCCCGCTTGGCAAGCGCCTTACGGAGTTTCGTCTGCTGGCTGCTTACGCGATTTTGTAAACGCGCTCTTCGCCTTCGCCCTTGGTGCCGGTGATGGTCTGGCCGTTCTTCTCGTGGATTTCCTTTTTCAGATTGGCCATCGCGCCATGCACCGAATGCTTCTGCCAGCCGATGCTGGCCATAAGCTGCTGGATGGTAGCGCCTTCCGGACGCGAGAGCAGGTCAATCATGGTCTGCTTCTTCGTAGCGCCTTCGCGTTTTGGCTTCGGCTCCCGCTTTTTAGCGGGGGCTTTGGCTTCCGGCTCCGGCGCGGCAGCTTCTTTTTCCTCGGCGGTATCATGTGCCGGAGGTTTCTTGCCGATGGCGGCGAAACCCGCCTCCGAGATGATGTAGGCGACGCCTTCGGCATCAGGGTCTTCAACGACCAGCCCATTATTAAGCATGGCGGTGACGACCTTATCGCGGATGGGTGGGCTTTTAATGTGGGCCATAAATTCGCGGACATCGGTTTTGGGCTGCTTGCTTGCCGCCTTCAGGATGCTGCGCTGGCTATCGGATAGTTTAGTCATAAGAATTTTCCTTCGGTTTGGTTACGTGAATGTCCTTGTGGACGTTGTCATGAACGCTTCGAAGCCAAACAGTATCAAGCGGTATAACGCTTATAAGCCATTATAAATAAACAGATTATCCCCTTAACCAAGTTGACTTACACGAGATAGTATGGATGCCGCGCAATGCTTTGAAATATCTGTCGGTCTGCTCCGGTATCGAAGCGGCAACGGTTGCCTGGCATGAGCTCGGCTGGCGGCCGGTGGGCTTTTCTGAAATCGATGCGTTCGCGCGCGCCGTATTGGTTCATCATTATAGTGATGTTCCTCTGCATGGTGATTTTACCGAGATAAAAGCAAGTGATTATGGAGCAGTTGACCTTCTTGTCGGCGGAACGCCTTGCCAATCCTTCAGCATCGCGGGACTTCGCAAGGGACTTGCTGACGATCGCGGAAACCTCGCCCTCGAATTTATTCGCCTTGCTGAAAGAACTCGCCCCCGCTGGCTGGTTTGGGAAAATGTCCCTGGCATCCTGTCGATTGACGGAGGACGGACGTTTGGAGCCTTCCTCGGCGCGCTGGCGGAATGCGGGTATGGGTTCGCCTACCGCGTTTTGGACGCTCAATATTTCGGAGTGCCGCAGCGACGCAGGCGTGTGTTCGTTGTCGGATATTCTGGAGACTGGCGACCTGCGGCGGCAGTATTATTTGAGCGCGAAAGCCTGTGCGGGAATATTATGCCGTGCCGAGAGACGCAAAAAAACATTGCCGGTGCCCTTACAAGCCGCGCTTCTGGCGGTGGTGGAGGCCCAGGCGCAGGAACGGACGAAGCCGCTGCCGGATATTTGCAGGTAGCACATTGCTTACGCGCTGGCGGTTTCGATGCCAGCGAGGATGGTACTGGACGCGGTACGCCGCTGGTTACCTATGACCGGCAATCGTCCGGCGAATATAAAGACAACCCCGTCGCCAGCACGGTCGCTGCGCGAGATTATAAAGGCGCTTCCGATCTTGTCGCCTACAACGTTACCTTCTGCGATGCCAACGGCAGGCGCAAGGATAGGCCGGACGGCGGCCTTTATATCAACGAAGCCGACACTACGAAAACACTGACCTCCGGTGGCGAGTTATCCACCTACATTGCATTTTCCGCGAAGGATTGTGGCGGCGACGCCGCCGAGAACGCACCGACGCTTCGCGCGATGGGGCATCAAGGCAGCCACGCCAATGGCGGCGGACAGATTGCGGTCACTATACCACTGCAGGAAATCGGCAAGCGTACCGGCGCATCCACAGACGATACCAGCATCGGCTCCGGCATTGGCAATGACGGCGACGCCATGTTTACCTTGCAGGCGGCAGCGCAGCACGGCGTTGCCTCTTTCAAGCCGGGACAAAGCGCCGCTGCGCGCGGCATAGGCTACGAAGAGGATATAGCGCCGTCGCTGGAGGGCGGTGGCGGCGGCAATAACAAACCGGCGTTGCTGCAGCATATGGCCGTGCGCCGCCTGACGCCGCGCGAGTGTGAACGACTGCAGGGTTTTCCTGATGATTATACGCTGGTGCCATTTCGCGGCAAACCCGCCAGCGATAGCAACCGCTATAAGGCGCTGGGCAACAGCATGGCCGTGCCGGTGATGCGCTGGCTGGGAGAGCGAATCTGCATAGTCGAGGAAATGATTAAAGCGCCACCATGCGATAGTCGCTAAAGACCTCAGAGCCTTTGTCGCGCAGCGCCGCCTCGATTTCTGCGGGAGTGGGCTGGCTGGGGTAGTAAATGTCGACCATGTAATCGTCACCGCCTTCTTCGGGGTGAACCCATGCTTCGACACGTACTACCATGCCTTTGCGCTTCATCTGCTTATCGCGCCGCGCAATCTTGGCATTTTCTTTCTTCTGCTCGGCTTCGAATTCCGCTTGCAGCTTGGTCGTAAAACATTTCTTGCATTCGCCCTGCCGGTTGCCGCCGTGGTCGGACTGGAACGCATTATTGTGGCAATCGGGATTCTTGCATTTCTGAATCCTGACCATTGCCAGCAGCCGCACGATATCCATCTCGGTGTAGGTATCATTATTCAGCGCCTTGTCCTGCATGATGATGTTGCCGCCGTTGTTCAAATCTTTCTGGTCACCCATATGCACCTGAATCTGGAAAGGAGTGCCGTACATCCACACGCAGGGCGACACCTCGCCAGTAAGGATGACATCGCCGATTTTGCGGGTTTTGATTTTCGTTTTCATAATCGTCACTCCCCTGATTAGCAAATGTTAAACCATCTTTGGCAGGTGGCAAGCAGGTGATTATAGTCGCCCGCCATTCCCTCCTGCATAAAGGCTTTTATTTCCTCTGGCGATACACCTTGCTGCCGCGCCTCGCGCTGGCAGATGCCGAGGATGACGAAGGCGTTGCCGTCTTCGCCAATTAACTTAATGTCGACATCGGGGTATTTGCACCGCTCTAAAACATTGTCCATCATATAATCCTCCCTCAGCTAAGATTAAATTCTAAATTGCCGCGATTGGCATCGCAGCTGTATGCGATGCGCTTGGCGACATCGTCGTCATCAAGGATAAACACACCGCCCATGCTCATGACGGCCACGCCGTGCTTGCGCGAAATGGTGGTGAGTTCCTGCACAAAATGTTCGAAGCGCTCCTGCTCGGTCAGCGGCGGTTGGCGCTTCGATTCCTGCGGCGGTGCAACCATTGCAACGTAGCGGGCATAGGCGGAGCCGGAAGGGTCGATATAGAGCGTCTCCCGCTCCGGCGCGGTGACTTCCACCACTTGGCGCAATTCGTCCTTAAAGCCGCCTTTGCCGAGCAGCCAATCCCTGTCTCTCAGGAATGTGGTGATGAAGTAATCGTATTCCGCAATGGTGAGTTGCTTGGTTTCGGTCACCGCCACCTCGTAGCGATGGGCGCTGCGGTCGCTTGATGCAGACTTGACATCGCCCATGTGACAAGGCTTGCGGGCAAAGCGTAATACAATGGTATCGGACATGGCTACCTCCTATTTCTTAGATGCGCGGCCAGCTTCGTAGGCGGCTCCGAGCGCGGCTTTGATGCTTCTTACGCTAACGCTATGGAAGTCGAGGCTGTCCATCATCCTGTCCTCCAGCGTTTCGACCAAGAGATGTTCCTGCGCGATTTTGGTAAAAAGCTCATCCTTCGTAAGCAGTTTCTTGCGCGGGTAGGTTTTATTGGTTTCCTGCCGGATGGCATTCTCAAAACAATCGCGCCAGCCTTTGTCAGCGATTCGCATTTCAAGATGTTTGATAATCGCTTTATCGGAGGTCGGGCCGTTTGCGATGCCGTTGCCGCCTTCAATAAAGCTCAAGTCATCCGCAAGATGCCGACCGAAGCGGCTGTCTAAAAGGGTGCGGCATTGCTCGGCTGTAAGGTCGAAATGCTTAGCGAGGAAACTGCAGGCGGTATCCCACGTTAGCTTGGCATCGTAGCCGTTTTGCTTGCTGGTACCCCAAAATCCCCAGCGCTCGTTGGCGGTGGGCAGTGGCTGGATGGCGTTCATGGCTGCTTCCTTTTGGTTATTTAATCCTATCCCTGCGGACATCTACATAATGCTCCTAACGGCGGCTTTATCAACTAAAAAAGCGACAATTTCGCATTATATATCAATGTATTAAGCGGTTTATCAACTTGACTCGAAGTGTATCTAAATTATGGCCAAATAGACCGTATTAGCCTGATTTTCGTTAACCATTTCAACCCAACAGGAGAACATCATGAGCGAAGCCAAGACCAACATCACATTAGGCGGACGGGAATTTCCAATTGCGCCCTTGACCCTGGGGCAGATGAAGCAGGCAGGCCCGGCCTTCACGCGCATCGGCATCGATACGCCGGAAGGCGTTGCTGCGCAGACAACGCTTCTTTATCTGGCCATACACAATGCCGATCCTAAAGTTACACCCGCCGATGTTGACGCCATTCTCGGCGTTACCTTTCCCGAACTGAAAATAGCCGTGGAAAAAGTGGCGAAGCTGATGGGCGTTGAAATGCGGGCTGTTGAAACGGGGGAAGCCCTGCCGGTTCAACCGGCAGCCTCAACAACCTCGACTGGATCGAAATCTACGGCAGCCTGATGACGGCATGCGGCTATACACCCGCGGAAATCGACGCGCTGCCTTTTCCTGCTTATCTTGATCTCCTCGCATACTGGCGCCGAAACCCGCCCGCGCACATGCTACTGAAGTGGTTCGTGGGCTACAAAACCGAATGAACTATTCCTAATTTTTTTCTTCGGCGGCGCACTGATAACCAGCGGCGAACGCTTCTGCCATACTGCTCACTCCAGCGGCTTTCACGAACAAGAGATACCCCATACCTGCTACTGACAGTGACATGATCCTGTTTTCGTCTTCAAAGACAAAGCCAAGGCGCTTGCACTCGTCCAGTCCGCCCAGCTCTTGTATCAGGGCTTCGAGGGGTCGATGCGTATCTATATCGAACACGTTATTTGACATGCCGCGTTTATAAGGGCTTTCAGCGCCACCTGCAAACAGATTTTGAGGGATTCCTAGCCCATGTCCTCTAACATTGCCGTAAGCATAAGCGCAGATGTAACGAGCCTCACTGCCCAACTTGCCGTCGCCAAAGCCAATTTATCGTCTACCACGGCGGAATTGCGGAATATGGCGACGCAAATGCGCGATGCCGGTACATCCGCGTCCGACAATTTGAAAGCGGGATTGCAGCAAGCGGCGGCGGCTGCAGCTTCGGCGCAATCCAGTGTTTCAAGCCTCCGTGCCCAAATTCAGTCGGCTAAACCGCCGCTGGACGAATTATCCAACGGCTACGAGCACCAATCCCAGATCATCCGCGAAAAACTGATCCTCGCCCATGAAGGGTTGATGGGCAATTACAAGCGCATGGTCGGGTCGATTGTGGTGCTGTCAGAACGCACAGGCGGTCTCGGCGGCGCTCTCGGTACGCTGATCACACCGACGACGCTTGTCGCTGCCGCCGTTGTGCTTGTTGTTGGCGCTTTTATTAAGGCGGCGGCTGTCTCCGAAGAATGGGCTGAATCCTTCGGCGAAATTAAGGCAGCAATGGATGCGACCGGCGCCGGTTTCGGCACCAGCAAAGACCAGATTGCCTCCTACATCGATAATCTCCGCCAGCTGCACGGTGTGAACACCGAGACCGCAACCGATATGGTGGAGATGTTTGCACGTCAGCGCGACATTGGCACCGATTCTTATGTCGCGCTTGGGCAGGCGGCGGCGGGCTATGCGCGCGTCACCGGCAGCGATGTACCGAAAGCCGCTGGGGAATTGGTCTCAGCGCTGGATGGCGGCTATGACAGCATTTCCAAGCTCGATCAGCAGTTTCCCTTTCTTTCGACCGCGCAGGCGCAGGCGATCCATGATTTTGAGGCCAGCGGACAGAAAGCGCAGGCGATGGCCGTTGCCATCGGCGCGCTGCAGGCGAAGTTCGGGCCGCTGGTCAATGATGGCCTGACGCCACTGCAGGTCGGCACGAACGAACTTAAAGATTCCTGGCAGGGCTTGACTAAGGCCATCGGCGAAAGCACATGGCTTAAGAATTTCACCACCGGCCTCGCGGTTGTAGAGCTAGGGCTTGCCCGTTTAATTAACCTGCTGCATGGCGCCAAGCAGGGAGTTCAAGAATTTAGTGCCAGTAGCGCTTCTGTCGGTGGCGCTAAAGTCGCCAATATTCCTTCAGCCGGTACGCCAACATCCGACACCAGCGCCGCCAATGACCAACTGCGTATCCTGCGTGAAATTCAGGACGAGAATCTAAAGCTCAACGCTGACGATGCCGAGCGCGGGCGCATCAAGCAGGAGTTGGCACGCGACGAAGAAGCTCTGAAAACTGCCACAGGCGGCGAAGCCTCGATCATTCAGGACAATATCGCACTGCTGCAGCGCCAGCAACGCGAACTCAATAATCGCGTCGGCTCGGGCCAGATGCAGGGCTTGTGCGACGAGCTTGAGCAGGAGTTGGTGCAGCGCAAACTGGTCGGCGACCAGGAAAAGCAGTACGAGTTGCAATTCTGGCAGGAGCATCTCGACCAGGTGCAAGCCGGATCGAAGGCGGAAATCCAAATCCGCAAGCAAATCGCAGCCGACCAGCACGAAATCGATACCAAGGCGCTTTCCGACGAATGGCAGAATTATTCTGAAAACATGCGCCTCAAGATCGAGGCGTCAAAAAGCAATGTCACCCAGCAGATCGCGCTGGCAGAGCAATGGGTTCAAGAAGGTCAGTCGCTTTATGGCGACGACATTAAAAATTACAAAACCGCGCTCGATGAAAAGACGCGCCTCCTGCAGCAGCAGATGCAGGATGACCGCAAAATCCGCGAGATCGCCCTGCAAAGCCAGGCGGAAATAAAAAAGATCGATCTTGCCGGAACGCCCGCGCCGAAGGGCAAAGGCGGCGAAGGCATTATCGACTCGCTGTTCGGTGATGTCGACGGCAGCGGTGCCAAGGCCGAACTTGACCGGCACATGGATGCGCTAAAGGCGGAATATGTAGCCAAGCAGGCCGAATTCAACGCCGTCATTAATGACGGCAACAGCACGCCGGTGCAGATCGCCGAGGCACAGGCGAAGCTGGCGGCAGCCACCGAGCAATACGCCGTCGATGCCACGAATCTCAATAAGCAGGCGGCAGAACAGGTAACACAGGCATGGGAAAATGCTTTTGCGCCGATTGAGCATGCCTTTAGTTCTTCGATCGAAGGTATGCTGCAAGGAACGCAAACCCTGCAGGCGGGCATGCAGAAGCTCGCACAATCAATGGTGCTGAGTTTCATTCAGTCCGGTATCAAACAGGCGTTCGCGGGATTATCAAAGGAATTAGCGAGCCTTTCCGCGCCATTGCTCGGCAAAGGAGGCGCATTCCCAGGCGTGGGTTCCGCCCTTGGCCTCGGCGGTGGAGCTACGGGACAGGCGACGCAAACAACCGCGCTGACCGCCAACACCACCGCCTTAACGTCGCTCACCACAGCGCTCACCGGCCATGGTGCTGTCGTAACCGCTAATACCACGGCGACTACGGCGGGCACGGCGGCAACCACCAGCAATACCGCTTCACAGACCTCCAATGTGGTCGGCAATACCGTGCAGACCAGCACCAACACCGCCGCCATCGCGGCGAACACGACAGCGCTGTCTTCTGAATCGGCAGCTTCTGGCGGCGGGATGTTTGGCAAGCTACTCGGTTTCCTTCCCGCCTTCGATGTCGGCAGCAACAATATACCGCGCGATATGGTGGCGCAAATCCACCAGGGCGAAATGATCGTGCCCGCAGCGCATGCAGCGGATATTCGCTCCGGCCAGTCCATGCTGGGCGCAGGCAGCCGTAGTATGGCGCTGCCTGATGGCGCTGCTGAAAATATGCGCGCGGCGGGATCGGATGAATCGCCTGGCTCCATGGGCGGCAATACTTACAATTCCCGTTCATCGGGCGATGTGAATCTGCATTATTCGCCGTCGATCAACGCCCACAGCAATGTCGATCTTTCAAGCGTTCTTGCGCAGCAGGGGTCGGCCATGCGCCGCTGGCTTACCAATCAAATGCGCAATGGCTCACTCAAGACACAACATTAATTTTTTGCCAAACGGTTTTAAGCATGGCTCTTATCAAATGTGCCGGTTTCGATTACCTGACGCCGCTGGCTCCGGCTTCGGCGCTGGCCAGTCTCGGCTTCACCAATGCCACCATGCTGCCAGGGCAAGGACGCGCCGGTGGCGGAGCGGCTAAGTTAGGGCAGATTAATCTTCCGGCACGCCTGGGCACTTTTTATTGCGGTTTTGCGCTGGCCAATCCTTCGGGCGTGACGATTTATTTTAACGACTCAACCCAAGGCACGAATTTCAGCATCGCCTTTAGCACGGCGGGCGCCATTACCTGCACACCGGCGTCGGGTAGCGCTGTCTATTCGCCTCCTATGGCCGTCATCCCCGGTGCGGTATGGCAATATATCGAAGTCTATGGGGTAATTGCCAATACGGGCGGCGCCGTCACAGTGCGCGTGAATGAAACGGTGGTGCTTTCGATGGTGTCGGCGGATACCTGCGATAGAAGCTCTACCGGCGTCGATCAAATTGAGTTCGATTACAACGTGGTCGTAGATGATTTTTACATTTGCGACAACAGTGGCGCGTCGCTCAATAATTTTCTCGGCAATACCCGCGTACCGGCGCAATTTGCCAACGGCACCGGCGCGTCGACGCAATGGACGCCAACTGGGTCGGCTTCCTTCAACTGGCAGCTGGCGAGCAATCCCTACATGGATGATAGCTCGTATGTGTCCTGCGCCACGCCGGGCGATATCGATCTTTACACCCTGTCGCCAGTGGCCAATTCGCCGCTGATACTTGCGGTGCAAAGCATCGTCGTCGCGCGTCAGGACGATTCCGGCCAACGCCAGATCAAATCCGTCATTCAATCGGGATCGGCGCAGGCAGATGGTGCTGTGGTGAATACCAGCGGTTCTTATGCCGGGCATGCCGATATTTTTATCTCCGATCCCAACACCGGCAGCAGCTGGACATATGGCGCGGTAAACGCGCTGCAGGTCGGCGCCGAACTCGTTACCTAACACACCCCCATGGCTGCCCGCGTTGATTTTGTCGTCGCCGAAACCGCGGCGAAAGGCACTGCGCCTGTGCGCCTCAATCAGGTGGCGCTCGAATTCGCCGGAAAGACGACAGCGCCCATCCGCTTCAATGTCGCTTTTACCGAATCCGCCGCAAAAGGCATCGCGCCGCTGCGGCTGGGTTTCGTCGCTTTGGAATGTCTGGTTAAAATAGAAAGCCCGCCCACCGTGAGTACAGAAAAATTACCATTAGCGCCCGGTCTTACCTGGAGCGTGCATGTCGCGCCGAAATTCAATACCCGCGTGGCAGGCCACGTATCAGGCCGCGAAATCCGCACCGCCTGGCAGCAATATGCCATTTACGATTTTACGCTGTCTTTCGACGTACTGAATGGCGACGCCGCACAGGAAATCCAGACGCTGATGGGCTTCTTTCTGGCGCGGCAGGGGCAATACGACACGTTCCTGCTTGATCTTGGCGCTGTCACGCAGAATTCTGCAGATAGCTATGTGACGCTGGGCGTACAAGGCGTTGGCGATGGCGTTTCCACCGTATTTCCCTTGATGCGCACGGTCGGTGGAACCTCCGAGCCGGTGGGATATGTGTTTTCCGCCGACCTTGCGGCTGTGTATGTCGCAGGCGTGCTGCAAGACCCTATGAGCTATTCCTACGCCACGCCCAATATTCTCACCTTCAACACCGCGCCCACCAGTGGCAGCCAGATTACCGCAACCTTCCGTTATTACTTCGTCTGCCGCTTTGCTGCAGATGCGCAGGATTTCGAGGAATTCATGGCCAATCTGTGGACGCTGCATGAACTCAAACTGATATCGGTACTGCCATGAAATCCGCGCCTTCCGCCGTTATCTCCGCGCTGCAGACGAGCCGAGAGCTTTCCTTTGCCGATTGCTTCACCATCACGCTGGCCGATGGCACCATCGCCCGTTACACCAATGCGCAGTATACGGTTTCGATCCCGCAGATCGGCAATCCGGCGCTACTGTTCATTGCCGGTGATATTCTGGTGGACGGGCTGAAACTCAAGCAAACCTGTGGCGTCGATATTGACGAGCAGTCCATTGATATTTCATTCAAGCCGACTTCAACCATTGCCGGTTTGCCATGGCCGATTGCCGTGCGCGAAGGAAGGTTTGACGGCGCTACTATAGATCGTGCGCGGGCGGTGTTGACCGCGCCGGGCGGCACGGTGATTGGCGGCGCGGTGGTTGTTGTTTTTCACGGCCTTGTTGCCACCGTCGACAATATTGGCCGCTTAAGCTGCAAAATGACGGTGAAGTCGATGCTGAATAAGCTGGCGGTCGATATGCCGCGCGACATCTGGCAGCCATGCTGCCTTAACACGCTCTATGACGGCCTTTGCACCATGGTGAAATCTGCCAACGGCGCATCAGGTACGGTGGGCGCAATCCCGACGCTCGGTTTTATTCCATGGTCGGGATCGGCGGCGGATACTTATGACCAGGGCACCATTACTTTTGAGAGTGGCGCCAATGTCGGCGTATCACGCACGGTGCAAACATCGACCACATCGGGTTTAACGCTTTCCCGCCCGCTCGATTATATGCCGGTCGCTGGCGATAGCTTCGTGGTTTACAAGGGCTGCGACAAGACGATGACGACATGCCAGAGCCGCTTTAGCAATCTTGCCAATTTCCGAGGTTTCCCGTTTGTGCCGCCGCCTGAACTGGCGATGTACTGAGGCTTTACCATTATGAATGAACTGGAACAGCGCGCCGCCGTGGTAGCAGAAGCCCGGCGCTGGATCGGCACACCTTATCACCATTTGGGCGATGTGCTGGGCGCAGGCGTCGATTGCGGCATGCTGCTGGTGCGCGTTTATGTCGACACCGGCGTGGTGCCACCGTTCGATCCAAGACCATATTCTCCACAATGGCACCTTCACCGCGATGACGAGCGTTATCTTGGTTTTCTGCTGGAGCGCGGCATCGAAGTATCCGAGCCGCAGCCCGGCGACATTATGGTGTGGAAGATTGGCCGCTCGTTTGCGCATGGCGGCATTGTCGTCGGCTGGCCGCTGGTGGTGCATGCCTACCAACCGGAAGCGCGCGTCGTAGAATCTGATATATCGCTGCCTTCGCCATTATCTGAAAACAAGAGGCAGCGCTTCTTTAATCCGTGGGGGCGTCCATGAGTTGGCTTTTCGGTGGTGGAAAGGCGCAGAAGCCGGAATTCACGGATATCGCCATTAATACGTCTATCGCCACCTTGCCGGTGCCGATGGTATGGGGACGCGCCGCTGCAGGCATCAACTTACTATGGTACGGCAACTTCCAGGCTATAGCGCAAAAGGTTCACGGCGGTAAAGGCGGCGGCAGCGGTTGCTTCGCGCCGGAAACGATGGTGTCAACGCCGCGCGGCCTGCGCGCGATTGCGGAACTTAAGCGCGGTGACGCCGTATGGTGCATCAACCCCGAAACCGGCGCCAGGGTTGCAGGCCGTGTGCGGATTACGCATAAGCATGACGTGGCGAACGACAGCCGCGACCGCATGCTGCGCATCCTCCATGATCGCGGCGAACTGCATGTTACTGAAAACCATTACCTCTGGAAAGATGGCACGGAGAAGATTGAGGCCAAGGACTGGCAGGCTGGCGATACGCTGGTGTATGAGGGCTGGCTGGCGGCCAAGATAAGGGAAATTGTTTCTGCGCCCGACATTGCCTTCACCTATAATCTTACCATTGAGCCGCATCATAATTATTTTGCTGATGGTGTGCTGGTGCATAATGGCGGCGGCAGCAAAACCGGCAGCTATGATTATCAGACCGGCCTTATCCTCGGCATTTGCTGCGGCCCCATCAACGGCTTTGGCAGCATCTGGCGGGGGAAAGATCAATATGCCAGTCCCGGCGCGCTGGGATTAACGGCGTTTCTCGGCTCGTCATCGCAAGCGGCATGGGGCTGGCTGGTTTCTTACAACGCCGCGCAGGCGCTGAATTATCATTATATCGCCTATCTCGCTTCCGCCAATTTCGATCTTGGCTCTAACGACGCGCTGCCGCAGCTGAAAGTCGAAACGTATGGTGCGTTGTATAACACCGGCATCAACGGGCGCGGCGACGCCGATGTTCCGCTGGTGGCACAGGATTACCTTATTGGCCTGCACGGCGTCGGCTTGCCCTCGGCCTGCATCGATAACGGATCATGGTTTTCCGGCCCGAACGCTACCACCACCGGCGATGCGTCATGGCAGACCTACTGCCGGGCGTTGGGGCTGGATTTTTCGCCGAGCCTGGCTTCGGTCGAAAAAGCCAATGATGTGCTGGCGCGCTGGTTTCAAATCACCAACACCGCTGCCGTGTGGTCGGGTTCGGTATTGAAAGCCATTCCTTACGGCGATTTGCCGGTGAGTGGCAATGGCTATGTATTCGTGCCCAACGTCACGCCGGTTTATAACTTAACCGACAGCGATTACCTCAAGCCGGACAATGCCGATCCTGTGCAACTGATACGCTCCGATCCAAACGACGCTTATAATTGCTTCCGCCTCGAATTTTCTGACAACACGGTACTCTACAACGCCAATATCGCCGAAGCACGCGACCAGGCCAGCATTGAGCAATTCGGTCTGCGCGTCGCCGACCAGATTCAAGCTGATGAATTTACGCAATCTACGGTAGCGATTACCGCCGTAAACCTGATTTGCCAGCGCTCGGTCAATATCCGCAATACCTATACGTTCAAGCTATCGTGGGAATATTTCCTGCTGGAGCCGATGGATTTGGTGACGTTGACCGATACCGGCATGGGCATGATAGAAGTGGCCGTGCGCATCACTTCCATTGAGGAAGATGACCAGGGCATGCTTACCGTCGTGGCTGAGGAATTTCCCTCCGGCACGGCAACCACCGCGGCTTATCCGGGGCAAGGCAACAGCAGCAATCTTACCATCAATCCGGCTTTAGTGCCGGATTCGGTAAATACGCCGGTCATTTTCGAGCCGAATGCAACTCTTACCGGAGGCGTGGCGCAGGTATGGATTGCCGCTTCCGGTGGCGCCAGTGGCGTGGCCGATCCAAATTGGGGCGGCTGCAATGTCTGGCTGTCGGCGGATGGCACGAATTATTCAATGGTCGGCACCATTACCGGCCCGGCGCGCATGGGCGTGCTGTCGACAACGCTGGCATCCTTTAGCGGTGCCAACCCCGATAATTCGCATACGCTGGCTGTTAATCTCAATGAGAGCGCAGGCACGCTGGTATCCGGCACCTCTGCCGATGCGGCAGCTTTTCGGACGCTTTGCTATTGCGATGGCGAATTGCTGTCTTACGAAACGGCGACGCTGACCGGAACCGGCCTTTATAGTCTTACCACGCTTTACCGCGGCCTTTATGGCACCACAGCCAGCGCGCACGCATCGGGTGCGCAATTTGCGCGGCTCGATGGCGCGATGTTTCAGTATGATCTGCCCCAGGCCTATGTCGGCGTACCGATTACCGTCAAGCTACAGAGCTTTAATATCTGGGGCGGCGGCGTGCAGGATTTATCAACCTGCACCGCTTACACCTATACACCGGTCGGCACCGGCTTTCCGCTGCTTAGTTCCAGCGGCAGCTATAACGGCATTACTTACAACGCAGCTGGGCAGGTGGTGGCGGTGGCATCGAATGCCGGTGTCAATCCTTACGATATCGCCGGTTTTCTGCCGGGCATTCCTACGGCGGGGCAAACGCTGTTTCGCGTGGAGATGGTGCGCGCCGTCACATTACCCATCAGCCTCACCGGAAGCCGCGCCGTATGCCAAACTGCGCCGACCGCCGCCATCACGCTGCCGATTAAGCAAAACGGCACATCCATCGGCAGCATTAATTTTGCCGCAAGCGCCACGACCGGCACATTCACTTTCGCCAGCCAGGTGATTGTGAATCCCGGCGACGTGTTGGAGCTTGATGCGCCAAACCCCGCCGATGCGACATTCGGCGGGCCGAGTTACACCATCAGCGGAACGAGGTAATTATGGTCGAAATCTTTTGGGACGGGTTCGATAAATACGGCCCGGTCAATGCCTATACCTCCAATTCCACCATGGGCAATGAATGGAACAGCCTGCCGCCATCGGGCTATGGCGTGCTGGTGGTTGGCCGTTTTACAGGCAGCCTGGCGTTTCAGACCACTTACGGCTATAGCGGCAGCCGCACGCTGCCGAGCAATTATTCGCGCCTGATTTGCGGCGTCGCCATGCAGTCAGGCCTGGCAGGCAACAGCGGTGTAATTTTTGGCGATGCAGGCACCAATCAATGCGCGGTGGGCATCAATTCCTCAGGTAAAGTGGTGCTATGGCAGGGCGGCCTCGGCGGCACACAGATTGCTATTTCGTCCAGTTCTGTCACGGCTGGTAGCTGGCATTATATCGAATGCGATTTAACTTTCGCGTCGAGCGGCAGCTATACCGTCTGGCTCGACGGCGTGCAGGTGTTCACCGGCACCGGCAATTTGAAATCCAGCAGTAATTCCTACGCCAATACGGTGGCACTTAACGGTGCCAGCACCGCCGGATGTACTTTCGACGATATGTACCTGTTCGATAGCACCGGCTCCGTCAACAACGCGCAGCGCGGCGATAGCCGGGTGGAGACACTGTTTCCCACCGCCGATGCATCGGTTGCTTTCTCGCCAAGCCAGGGAGCCATCGGTGCTTATTATTCCTTACAAAATCTGACCGGCTATATGTCGGCCAATATTCTATTCTTACGCAAATTCACGGCTCCCGTATCGGGAACCTTGAACAGCATCAGCATTATGCCCTTGGCATCGTCTTCGGGCGCCAATTTCAAACCCGCCGTGTATGCCGATAATAGCGGCTCACCCGGCACGCTGCTTTCGGGCGGCTCAACCGTCACCGGCTGCGTTTCCGGCACGGCATTAACTTTGCCGCTGACGACCTCGCAGAGCCTGACGGGCGGCACAAGTTACTGGATCGGCTATGTCACCGATACCTCGCTTGCCATGCAGCGCCAGGATGCCAGCGGTTTTGTGACGAATGCCGGTTACACGGCCAGCATTACGTTTTCAAGCGCGCCGCCTTCGACCGCGCCCAGCATGAGTTCCGGCCAGTATAGTCTGCAGGTGTGGGGCAACGTCACCGGCATGAGCACCAATTACACTGAAACCAACGAAGTGCCGCCCGCAGGCGATGTAAGCTGCGTCACCTCCAGTACGGTCGGCGCGGAGGATCGTTATAATTTTGCCTCGCTCAGTTCCACACCGGCCAGCATCGCCGGTGTGAAAATATCGTCGATGATTCGCAAAACCGATAGCGGCGCGCGCACGGCAACGCTGCAGGTTAAATCCGGCAGCACGGAAGTAACCGGATCATCGCAAACGCCTACCACTTCCTATCTGTATTACGCCAGCTACCAGGATACCGATCCCAACACCTCGGCGGCATGGACGGCCAGCGGCGTTAATAGCCTCTCCGCTGGGGTGAAGATTGCGACATGACGAACCTCAATATTACGCAAACCGCGCTGGAGGTTTTGCGTAAAGGCAATCCGGGCATTAATCAAACTCAGGTTGCCGCCGAAGTGTTGCGCGCTGGCGTGCCTGGGGTGAAGCTGGGGCAAGCGGCGGTCGAAGTGTTGCGTAGCACGCTCAATGCTGCGCCGGTGGCCATCAATGCCAGCCAGCTGGTACTGGAAGTGCTGCGGCAAGGGCAGCCTAAGCTATCTCTCAGCCAGGCGGTCATCGAAGTTTTATACGGCAACGGCACTACCCCCACCACGGTGGTTGAGCCGTATTTATGGATCATGACTTAAGGAGTGCATTATGGCTTTATCTCTTGAATGGGCGTGCGGTTTCGAGCAATTCGGCACCGTCACCGACCTTGACCAGCTTGCGCAGCCATGGATTGCGCAAGTTTTTTACCCGCAGTTCCAAACCATTTCGACCACTACCGGCGTGCGCAGCCTGCAGGGCAACGGTGTTACGCCGAAGGCGTATAACCTCGGCAGTTATCTAGGCGCTGGCATATTGTGGACGGTGCCCAATATCGGCACGCGCTACCTCGGCATGGGCTGGTTTTTATCCACGCTGCCATCTGCAGAAGAAACCATTTTCCAATTTACCGCGACGCCTACGAGTTTCCCCGGCACCAGCGGCGCGGACGGCGTGCGCATCACGCTTGATACCACCGGCACCATCCGCATACGCCAGAACTCCACCAATACCGTGCTGGTGACTTCTTCGGCCTATGCGGTGAGCGCCAATACGCAATACTGGCTATCGATGTCCTGCAATCCTAATTCCGGCTGGGTGACATTCGCCTTGAACGGCACGGTGATCGCCACGGCAGCGCTGGGCATCAATTTCGCGTTTCAATATATTTCCATCGCATCGGCGGCATCGCAGAATACTTACATTGACGATCTGGTGTCCTATTCCACCGATGGCACCGATACCGCTTCCACCCTGGTGCCTGCGCGCTCGGTATGGACAAGCCTTCCCAATGCTATCGGCGATCAAACGCAATGGTCGCGCGTGGGCGGGGCGGTGGCGAATTGGCAATCAGTTGATGGGCAGGCATATCAAACCACTACCTACAACACCACGAATCAAAGCGGCACGCTGGATTATTACAACACTACCGATCTGCCCGGCGCGCCCACGGTGATCGACGGCGTAGTGGTAACGGCCTGCGCCCGTAAGGAAGATTCCGGTACACGCAATCTAAAATTGCACGCGCGTGTCAACGGCCTGGATGATGTTTCTTCGGCGGTGGCGCTCACAACCGGCGCATCCTTTTGGTATTTATCAGCCACCTTCACCCAAGCGCCCGGCAGCGTGCCGTGGACGGCATCGGCGGTGAATCTCTGCCAGCTGGGACTGGAATCAACGTGA